CTATGAACGCACGTAGTCGACGCCAAGAGAGCCGTAGGGCAGTGAAGAGCCATCGCTCTGGGTTTACACCCAGGGTTGCACCATCGAGTGCTGAAAGTATGGACTCGCCCCCGACTCCGCCCGCTGAAAAGCGAAACGTTGAAAAACGAACAGCAAGACCTCTTGAGGTCAATTTCCCGGTTAGCGAGGACCTTATGCTGGAGGTCGCTATCCGGTATCCTGAGGTCGTTCTCAAGGAAAAGAAGCGCGTAACTCCCCACGGACATCCTCTCAGTTCCATTGAGAGGAGAATCGTGGAGGACCAACTTCTAGAGAACGCCAAATTCCATGAATGTGATTCCCTGGTTGACATCGGCGGTAATCCCGTACGTCATGCGCTGAATAAGCGTAAGGTGCACAATTGTACACCTGTTCTTTGTCCGGAGGACAACAACCGTTTTACACGGAACTCCAACAAGAAATTGGCTCGGGTGACCGATCCCAAACTCACGAACCATCATTACACAATGAGAAACAGTCCAGACACCACGTTTTGCACACATGATGTGCTTGCGTGTGACTGTATTCTTCCTGAGGCATATATCAGTGTTCATTCACTGTATTACCTCAGTCCAGCTGAAGTGCTGGAGTTGGTGTATCGTTCGACCAAGATGCGAGTTTTCGCAGCCTACCACTCGTTTGACGAGATGGCAGGCTCCTATTTCAGCTACGGCAAGAAGAAGGAGGCTTGGTATGAGTTCCAGACCACAGGGGATGTGGCTATGAGGGTGAATGGAAATCCCTCTCCATACCAACACAATAATGTCGAGTGGACAAGAGCGCTCTATTTCGACAATGGTATGTATGCCATGTCATGGGACGTAAAAACAGTGGGCGACACGCAGATCGCCACTTTCGTCCCCTGCCCAATCATGAAGAACGTCTTGCCAAAGACCCTTAGCGAAGTTCTCGCCGACGAATCGTACTATGGTGCGATCGAGATCAATATTCGCGGAGACAAGGCGTTAACCCCAGGATACAACATGGAGAAGGTTCTTTCTTCCAAAGTATTGAGTTGTGGACGATACGTCGTCGCCCACACTCTGAAGGAAGAGCCCATCTTACTACCTAAAGGACTGGTGGATGAGATCGCAGGTGCCATGATGCTCAGAGAGCGCACAATGAACACTTTTAAGGAGTGTGTCAATCGCACCAAAAGATTGCTTGTCAAGAAGGACTACAATATGCCAATGAACATGCGGACTCGTTCCGTCATGTATGCAGCGTGTTTGGGTTTCACCAAATATCTCGACGAAGAGATAGCAGTCACCAACGCCATGGTGACTGAAAACCAACACCGCTTCGGGTGGATCAATGACTTGTTGAAGTTCAATCCACTCAAGAACTGCTTCTGTGGCAAGCAAGAAGACGATCCCGTCGCACGATTCAACAATTCCAACGGAGCTTCATCGGTTGGTGGCTTGTATAAGGCTTCCTCGCCTTTGACGTATAAGTATAGCCACATCTCTGAAGACCGTGAGTTGAAAACTCCCCGTAAGGGTGCTTTGATTGAACGAACAAGCGACGAGCCTGATCCCAAGACTGGTGATTTTCATCAGATTGGACTTGGTTTCAGGGACCACATCCCAATTGTGCCGGCGAAAACAGCCTTCCACGAACAACTAGCTATCTGTAACAGAGCTATTAAGACCATCGAGGCCAGTGACACTAATCTCTGGAAGCGTCTTACGCTCTTGTTGGAGGAGCAGAAGGAAGAACTGCAGGCACACGCTCCCAAGGTAGAACCGCTCGAGTTTAGCGAATGGAACAAGAATTTCCCAGCTTCACGCCAGAAGGCGCATTTGAAAGCTTTGGAACAACTCGAGCAGGATGGATTACAACCTCGCGATTTCGTGAGGAAGTCATTCACGAAGACTGAGACGTACAACAAGGGCACTCTAGATGGAGAATATGAGTTTGACCCTCGTCTCATTCAAGGTGTCTCAGATAAGGCCAATGTGGCACTGGGACCCTGGATGGCCTCTATGAACAACCACCTGAAGAGGGCCTATAATGAGGACGAAAGTCTTTGTTATGGTTCAGGGAAAACAGCGGAAGAAGTAGGAAGATGGTTTGACAAAGCCTGTTCCGAAATCTCCGACCCGATTTTCTTCTGGTGCGACATGAGCCGATTTGACGCCACACAGGACATGAATTGCTTCAAGTTTGAGAAGAAGCTTTTCAAAATGTGTGGATTGCAAGACCACCCTGATGCTTGGGCCACTTTTATGGCCCAACGCACGACAAAGGGATATACTAGAAGCTTCAAGTATGGTTGCCCCGGGACTAAGAAGTCCGGTGACCCGAATACTACTAGTGGCAATTCGTCATTGAACGGCAATACTTGTCAGCAGAGCCTATATGATTTAGGTCTGCGTTGTTTCAAAGCCATCGTCATGGGCGACGACATGTTCTGCGTGTTGTCCCAGCGTGAATTGACCACTCGTGTGGCCACATTCCTCGGCACCGTGCTCGGTGAATCGTTGACTCAGTTCGACGTAGAGGATATGGATCTGGAATACGCCATGGCGCGTTTCTGTGAAGGCTACGAACTACTCATCCGTGGATATGGATTTGTCCCTAAGACTGGTTGGAGTCAGGACATCGCCGACGGTGAATTTTGTTCAGGCCTTTTTTGGCCTACGAGTGAAGGGACGGTATTGGGACCGAAGCCAGGAAGGCTTCTACCCAAAATGGGTTTCTCCCTTAAAGCACTGAAGGAAGATCAGGTGCTAGGAACCTTTACAGGATACAAATATTCCTGTAATCACGTCCCAGTGGTATCAGACTTGGTCAACTGGCGGTTGGATGGACATATGTCGAAGAAGACATCTCTCAACCCCTACAAGATCAATGCCACGAAAGTCCATAAGATGACCGACGAAACGTTGTCGTTCTTTGAACGTCGCTACAATGTCTCTGCACAAGAGATATGTGAGCGAATCTTCGAACATTTAGATCCCGTAAAACCACAAGAGTCTGGTTTGGTGCTTTTGCCCAGCG